AGCGCCCGAATCTCCCCGAACTTTTTTCGTGCCCCTGACCGTTGGAGCGCATGAGCGCGTAGGGGGTGCGCCGAGTGTCTGCACCCAGGTCTTCCCTCCGCGCCGTCAAGGCAGGCGAGGTCAAGGCCCCCCTGAAGCGTCCGATGACGGTCACCGAGGCCGTCGAGTGCGGGTCGCTGAGGGATCAGTACGTGGCGATGCGGGCGAGGATCGCCAAGGCCATCGACGCCCCGGAGATACGTGGCGCGGATCTCGCTGCCCTGAGTCGACGGATGCACGAGCTCGGGCGTGAGATCGCCGTCCTGGACGCGCGTGAGTCCGAGGAGGACGACGGTGACACCACGACGCCTGACGAGCACTGGGAAGCTGTCTGACCTAGCCCGTCATGTGATCCTCCCGTCGGGGATCGTCTCGACGGGTTGGCCGTCGGTGCGGGACCTGTGTGCTGGTGTCGGGATCCGGTTCGACGAGTGGCAGGACGGCCTGGGCCGGGCGATCCTGGCTAAGCGTGCCGACGGGCAGTACGCGGCCGGCATCGGTGGCGTGGTCATCTCGATCTCGCGCCAGACAGGCAAGACGTTCACCATTGGTTCGACGCTCGTGGCGTTGTGCATCCTGTTCCCGGGTCTCAAGGTCGTGTGGACGGCGCACCGTGGCCGGACGTCGGACGAGACGTTCAAGTCGTTGCAGGGCATGGTGAAGCGGAAGCGGATCGCGCCTCGCATCCTTGCCGTGCGGATCGCGAACGGTCAGCAGGAGATCGCGTTCACGAACGGGTCGCGCATCCTGTTCGGAGCCCGGGAGTCCGGGTTCGGTCGTGGCTTCGAGAACGTCGACGTCATCGTGTTCGACGAGGCGCAGATCCTGTCGCAGAAGGCGCTCGAGGACATGGTGCCCTCGGCGAACGTGGCGACGAACCCGCTGGTGTTCCTGATGGGGACGCCCCCAAAGCCGTCGGACCCGTCGGAGGCGTTCTCGGCGTTGCGCCACGGCGCCCTGTCGGGTGAGCTCGACGATGTCCTGTACGTGGAATTCTCCGCTGACAAGAACGCGGACGTCGAGGACCGCCGGCAGTGGCACAAGGGCAACCCGTCGCACCCGCACCGCACGCCCGAGGCTGCGATGCTGCGGATGCGACGACTGCTCGGCATCGAGTCGTTCCGCCGTGAGGGCATGGGGATCTGGGATGAGCACGCGACCACCAAGGCGCTGATCACCCCGGCGCAGTGGAGTGACCTGCGGGTGTTCGAGTCGCCCCCAGGCAAGGTCGCCTATGGCGTGAAGTTCTCAGCCGACGGGTCGAGGGTCGCACTGGCTGTTGCGGTGCGTCCCGACGACGACAGCCCTGTGCATGTCGAGGTCGTGAAGACGGAGTCGATGGCGCTGGGGACCACCTGGCTCGTGGACTGGCTGTCCGCCCGCTGGCGTGGGTGCCTGGGAATCGTGATCGACGGCCAGTCCGGGTCGGGTCAACTGGTGAACGCGCTGAGGGCCAAGCGGGTGCCGGAGCGGGTCATCATCATCCCGACACTGCCCCAGGTGATCTCGGCGCACTCGATGCTCCTCGAGGCCGTCGTGTCCGAACCGCCAGGTGTCTCCCACTTCGATCAGCAGGGCCTCAACGACACCGTCGCCGGCGCCACGAAGCGGCCGATCGGCAAGTTCGGCGGGTGGGGTTGGCAACCGATCGGTGACGCGGTGGACGTGACACCGCTCGAGGCTGTGACCTTCGCCCACCTCGGGGCGGCAATGAACCGACGCAAGGCGTCTAGTGACAGCGGCGCGGGCCGCACGGGTAGCGATAGCAGAAGGGCGACGGTGCTATGACCGACAGGATCGCCCTTCCCGGGCTTAGCGACGACGAGGACCGGACCCTCAACCACCTCCTGCACGAGCTCGATGAGAAGCAGCCGCGCAACCTTCTGCGCGCCAGCTATTACGACGGCAAGAGGGCGCTGCGACAGATCGGGAGCATCATCCCGCCGCAGTATTACCGCCTGGGCATCGTCCTGGGCTGGTCTGCGAAGGCTGTCGACATCCTCGCGCGCCGTTGTAACCTCGATGCGTTCGTGTGGCCGGATGGCGACCTTGACTCGATCGGCTACCGCGAGACGTGGGATGCGAACAGCCTCGGGACCGAGGTCTCGTCGGCCCTGATCTCGTCCCTGATCCACGGCACGTCGTTCGTGGTGAACACCCTCGGCGACGAGGCGGCCGGGGAGACTGCCGGGCTGATCCACGTCAAGGACGCGATGAGCGCGACCGGCGACTGGAACCCCCGCGCCCGTCACCTCGACAACCTCCTGTCGATCACCGGCCGCGACGACGACGAGGGCAAGCCGACGTCGCTCGCGCTGTACCTCGACGGCCTGACGATCACGGCCGAGCGCGACAGCAGCGGATGGTCTGTCGATCGCTCTGAGCACCCGTGGGGCGTCCCTGCTGAGCCGCTGGTCTACAAGCCGCGGGTCGGGCGCCCGTTCGGGTCCTCGCGCATCTCGCGGCCTGTCATGTCGATCCACGACGAGGCGCTCCGAACGGTCATCCGCATGGAGGGCCACGCTGATGTCTATTCGTTCCCCGAGATGTGGCTCATGGGCGCGGACGAGTCGATCTTCAAGGATGCGAGTGGCGCTCAGAAGGCGTCGTGGCAGATCATGCTCGGGCGGATCAAGGCGATCCCGGATGACGAGGACGCGGCGAACCCTCGCGCGGATGTGAAGCAGTTCGCGGCGTCGTCGCCGCAGCCGCACATCGACCAGCTCAAGAATCAGGCGCAACGGTTCTCGGGCGAGACTTGTATCCCCCTGTCGTCGCTCGGCGTCTCGGACATGAGCAACCCGACGTCGGCTGACTCGTACATCGCGAGCCGTGAGGATCTGATCGCTGAGGCTGAGGGCGCCACGGATGACTGGGCTCCCCCGCTGCGCCGGGCTCTCGCCCGCGCGTTGGCGATGGCGAACGGCGAGTCGACGGTCCCGCCCGAGTGGGCGTCGATCGACACCAAGTGGCGCTCGCCCGTGTATCTGTCCCGTGCGGCTCAGGCTGACGCGGGATCGAAGCAGATCGCGGCGATCCCGTGGCTTGCTGAGACTGAGGTCGGCCTCGAGTTGCTGGGGCTCGACGAGCAGCAGATCAAGCGGGCGATGTCCGAGAAGCGCAAGCAGCGCGGCTCTGGCGTGCTCGACGCGCTGAGGCTGTCGGCTGAGAACGTCGCAGCCCAGAAGGTCGCAGCCCAGAAGGTCGCGGCAAATGTCACCGCCGGCAACTGATCTACGCCAAGGCGTCGCCGACCTGTCAACGCTGGCGAACGCCGACCTCGCCGAGCTCTGGCGCACGGTCTCGACGGCCGACGAGGCGCGGGCCGCACTAGAGGGCATCCTCCCGGATCTCGCCGACACCTACGGCTCGGCATCGGCGACCCTCGCGGCCGACTGGTATGACGAGACGCGGGACAGCCTCAAGATCGCGGGTCGCTTCACGGCGATCACGGCCGATCTTGGCGACCTTGGCGGCCTAGCCCTGGCGCGCTGGGGCATCGGCCCGCTGTTCGGCCCCGAGCCCGACTGGGCCGCTGCTCAGACGCTCATCGAGGGCGGGTTGCAGCGGCGGATCGCGAACGGCGCTCGCGACACGATCACGGGCTCGTCCTACGCGGACCCGAAGGCGATCGGCTGGCAGCGGGTCGGTTCTGGTGAGTGCGCGTTCTGCGCGATGTTGATCGGCCGGGGCGCTGTTTACTCCGAGGGCACGGCGCGGTTTGCGTCCCACGATCACTGCAAGTGCGGCGCGCATCCCGCCTGGGACAACGAGCCGCTCCCGGTGAAGCCGTACACGCCGTCGGGCAAGAACATCACGGACGCCGATCGCGCCCGCGTGCGCGACTACCTCGCGGAGAACGACCCGGCGAAGCCGCGAAAGGTGGCCGCGAAGGTGGACATCGACGCAACTCACACGGTCGCTCAACTCCGGTCGACCCTGGCCGATCTCGAGAAGTCCGCAGCGACCTTCTCGAGTCCGGGAACGGTCGCGCGCCTCAAGGATCTGCGCCAGAAGATCGCGGCGCGCTAACCAATCTTCCTCCCCGCCGGGGAGGTTTACGCCCACGTGCAGCGGAAATGCGCGGTCCATAAAGGAGCAACCATGAGTGAGTCGACGGCCGAGAGCCAGAACGAGCAGCAGAACGACGGCGGCAGCACGAGCGGGTACACGCCACCCGCAACGCAGGCCGACTT